GTACTTTAAATAAATAGTGGTTATTGAAAAAACTGATTAGATTGTATCGAAGGTTGCACCAGTTGGGAGAATGTTGAAATCCAACTTGATGAATTCTGCGGTACGGGTTGGTTGGAGATAGATAGCACCTTGTAAGATGTTACGGTCAATGACATCTGGGGTGTTATTGGTTTCGTCCATGATTACACGGAATGCAGTCAATCCAGAACGTTGTTGAATACCTGCAAGATATGGATTGACGATGTTCAAGAAACGATTTCTAGTTGCTTCAGTGTTTTGTTCAAATACTAAATAACGTGCTGAACTTGCGATGAACTTCTTCACGGTAATAAGAAGACGACGAACGTTTACACGGTCAAGTGCTGATGCACGGCGTTGTAAGGTCTTTTGACCCCAGACACAGATACCTTGTCCTGGGAATTGTGCGATTGGATTGACATTTGATTCATACAAAATGTCACGGTCGTTTTGTGTTAAACGAGTCTTAACACCAGTTGCACCAGGAATACCACCACGATTCAATCCTGCTGGAGCAAACCATTCTGCACCAACACTATCATTGTATGCGTATACTTCTGGGAGTACGACTGACGGTGGTGCCCAAATTACTTTGTTAGTATTGGTATCTACAATCTTGACCCATGGATAATATGATGCTGCATAATTAGTATCCAATGATTCTGCTTGTCCTGTTACTGTTGAAATTGTGTCACTATAAGTACCAAGATCCATTATATAGAATGCATCACCACGGGTTTCACAAAGGTCAATTGCTTCTTGTGCAATATATGAGTGAATACGTTGGATGACTCCAGGAATTACTAAGAGATTGAAATCTACACTATCTTGATTACTTAGTGTAGTTAATGCTCTCTTGTATGCAGTTGAACCGGCTGCGGTTGATGTTGAAAGATCAAATCCTTGACTATTGGTTGCAGTTATTGTAGAACCTATTGCAATTTCACGTGCAGGATTTAATCCGTCAAATCCACCTTGTAACGGTACAGTAAACCGACGATATGTTACGTCTACTTTACTATTACCACCAGTTAATGCAATACTACGTGAGAATGGTGCAGTTGTAATAGGAACTTCTCCACCAAGATTTTCAATATTGAATGCACTGCCAACGGTTAATGAGTCCGTTGCAATTGGTCCAAGATATGATAGTGCAGTAGTACTGGTGAAGTCATATCCATAATAATATCTCTTGTCAACCGATGCAGTGGTATATCCAAGCACTCCGTTGTTTAACCAACGACTTGTGACATATGATGCACTAGCAAATTGACCAGAAGTTCCTGGTACTGTTGGGTTCAATGCTGCGAATCCATAAGGAACTGCATCTTGTGGAATGACTGCATTATTCATTTCTACACGAATATATTTTGACTTGTTTGGATAATCACCAGAATAGTATGTTTCCCCACTATTAGCATCATAGGTTGGTACTGAGTTACCGATTCTACGTGCAATATAATCTGGACTGTCTGGATCTAATGAAAGATTATCCCAACTTTCAAGTACATTTAATGCCACATCCGTATCATCAAAGTCACGAACTAAAAGTGTAAATGTACCATATTCACTATTGTTGGAACCAGATGGATTGATACCTGTGATAGAAATCTTAACTTCTTTGTTGGTGTTTGAACCTTCACTTAAAGTATGTACTTTAAAGATATCGTGCTTTGTTCCGCCGATAGTTTGTGATTGAATCCATGGGGTTGATGCATGACTGTATTCTGCATCGGTAACGACTGCATTTGAGTTACTAGTCAAATTTAGTGTTGCTAATGAAGCAGATAATGTTACATTATCACCTGCTTGTGAAATTGCATTTGGGAATACTGCATACACATATCCATTGTATGAAGAATCAACTTGTGCGTCTGTTCCAAAATATCTTGAAATAAATGAAGTACTTGTTTGTGAAGTACTTAATGCACTTGCCGAAGTTTGACCAAGACTTCCAGAAATGGTTAGTCCAAAACTTGCAGTAGTTCCTCCAACTGTGGTGTTTACAATGTCAACACCATCAATTGTGGGATGTAATGTTGCAAATACTCTTAACCCTGCAGAACCAGTCGCATAGACTGTTGCTACGGTCTTTGAGTATCCACTGAGTCCAAGAACACGAACTACTGTTGCACTACCTGCTTCTTGTAAGTAGTTCTTTGCAGTATATCCAGTATATGTTGTACCGTCAGGTTCACCGAATGTGTTTACGAACCCATCAATACCTTGGACTACTGTAGGTATGAACGCTGGACCTTTTGTAGTCGGTCCAATAAATGCTGCACCGATTTGTGCGACTCCTTCGGGAAGGAATGATAGGTCACGTTCTTGCGTGAATACGCCTGGTGACACGATTCTTTCTGCCATACGGTATTCTCCAAACTAAATTTGTTTATTTTTCAGGTGTGAATTCACCTGTCTCAAAATTAATTGAGCCAGTGCCATACTTTTCCGATAACCGTTTGACTAATTCTTGTTCTTCACTTATCAGTTTTTGAAACGTTGTTGTTTCTTCACTGATTTTACTTTCTAATGTTTTAATCTCTTCTTGTAACAATTTTATCTGGAGAACTATTTGACCCGACTCCCCAACGGTTTTACTTATTTTTGTACGTAATTCATTAATTTCTTTTAGTTCTTCTTCTGTTATTTTATTCATAATAACCTCTTTTAGATATAATACAACTCGTATTATAAATATCTGTTTTTTTACCTAAACGTCAATTATTAATCGTCAATTTCCGTGAAATTAACAACTTTTTTTACTCCGTATTTCTTACGGGTTACTGCACCTCTATTGTGACCGACATCCAGTTGAGACTCTGGAAGTAGGTATGCGTATACCGTCATGTCAAACTGGGTCCGAACCACACGGTCACTGGTACTTGGTAGTTCTGTGAGGGGTTCAAATGAATCAATTATTGTACGAAATTTATAGTTATTTGGCTCTCCCCAAAACTCATCACTTTCAAAAGATATGTTTTCTACAATAGAGTTCATTTGTTCCATATATTCTGTCCAGATCATACATCTATATGTAAATTCATAATAATCTGGTACTGCACTTGTGACATAGTATTCTCTACTTGGGGTAATATTATTTATCACACTAAATCTATCATAGGGTGTTCTACGATTCCATCCAGTATAAAATGTTCTGTCATAATATTTGTTAACTGGTGAATTAATATCTGTCTTTTTCATAGCCGTTCTACGGATTAGCAACATTGGTAATTGTATTTTACCTATTGAATCACGTAAAACACCATCTCTTTGCGCACTTTTCCAACGTTCGGGATTACCGTACATGACGGGAACAGTAACTTGAGTACCATTTTGAGTAACAATAGGTTTGATTCTATCAGAAAGATATCTAATAATTGAATTGTCTACAGTATATAATGTTACTTTAATTGATGTTCCGTCCGCTTGAGTATCGTCCGCACGACCTTGTACTCTTTGTGCTTGTTGATTATCATTTACAATTTTGACTGGTTCTTTACGTTCTGGGTCAAAGGTCATACTTGTGCCTCCTCAATATCAATACTTGTACGACGAGTCAAGTGTGCCACACATATAATTGCCGTATTGAATGCTGGTTTTCCTGCGATTAATTGTGTTTCTTGAATATTATTGATTTCAAAATAATGATTATTATACCCGATAATATCACCTATTTCTGGGTATGTATTTACCTCTTGTAGCATACGTCTTGCAAATCTAAAATCAACTCTCTGTTGCTGATCTATACCGAATCCTTCATTACTACTTGCGGTATTTTTATTATAATTAACTATGGCATTTACCTTTACAGGAGTGTATCGTGGTTTCTCTACACTTTCTCCGTAAATGTTGATTTTAGCAGAACCTACTACAATTTTATATAATACAACACCAACATCCATCGTTTCATCAATCAATTCCCGAGTGATGTGTTGGAAGAATTCAAAATCACGTTGCGTGACAAAGCGTGCCATGTATTAACCTACGTAAATAAGAGTAGGAACATTTGCAAACAAAGTTTGCATGTTCTCAGAATTTTCCATCTGCTTTTTAATTTGTGCTTTCAATCCAGTTTCTTCTAATGTTTCTCTAAGTTCTTTAATAAGCATCATTTTTTCTTCTGCGCCTTCCTTACGTAATTTATCACCGTCTAAACGAATTTGACCATCTGGATATGGAATATTATCAAATTTTGAACGGATAAGACCAAGTAATTCTTTTGATAATGCAAGTGTATATTTGAATATCCATGTACGAGACATATCATTGGTATTTGAGTAAGTTATATTCGTATAAGGTATATTTGAGAGGTCGCTGGCAATGTTTGATCCAGATTGAAACATATGGTTTGCCGATCGTTTATCCGCAACCACCATATAATCAAAATATACCAGTTTATTTTCTTTAAATATTGGACTAAATTTTACTACATTATTA